TTTAATGTTGGTTTTAGGTAGATGGAGACGACGTTGTACGTCGATTCCAGACAGAGAGACACGACAATGTACCCGTCAGGGAACTCATACACGTTGTTTCTTCAGTCGCCCGTTCATAACATCAGTCAGATTGACCTGATTTCAGCTAAGATTCCAAACACAATGTATAACCTCACGACGAGCTCGAATGTTCTCGTGATTGGGACATCCAACGTGGCTTTGAATCCAGGTTTTTATTCGACTGATTCACTTGCCAGCACATTCAACGATAGCTACCAAGTTTCAAACGTCGCAGTGAGTTACCTTGAGTCTGAAGGAAAGTTTCTATTCACTGGGAACCTCGCATCAGTAACAACCCTGACGCAGGAAATTGCAGAAATTCTCGGCCTTCCACTTGGCACAACACTCTCAAGTCCAATTGCCACGAACGTCGTGTATCAGGGAATCTATCCAACTGCAAATGCGTACGTCCTATCAAGTAACATCGTGAGTCTCGAGATGAATGATTACATTTGGCTGGATATTGAAGAGTTTCGGACACCGTTCACAACCGATGCACGGAAATTGATTCTCAATCCACAGGGTGTGTACACGACGACGAGTAATACATCAGCACGTTCCTTCGCCATTATACCGATGGATGTTCCGTCTGGTGGTATCAAATCGTTCAAAGAGGCGTTTGATTACCCAGTACATGTCACGTTCCCATCACGACTCGACTCACTCGACAGACTCACAATCAAGTGGCTTGACCGAAACGGAAAACCCTTGGATTTCCATGGGCTCGACGTCAATTCATTCACGCTTCGACTTCATACGGTACACGTACCGGATGAAGTCGAACGTCCTGTCAGTTTACCACCACCCGTCCCCTACGAAAAGGAGAATCAAAAGATTATATGGGGGGCGATGCTTGCGCTCGTTATTGGTCTGATGTTGATTATTTTGGCTGGCAAGAAGAAATAACTCCTTCAGTACTTATCCTCCGACATGACGGACATACCCTTGATGCTACGCTGCTCAGCCTGAGTCGTCTGACCAGGGACGCGCCGAGCACCGGTGCGGTTGAACGCGAGGATGGCGAGGACAAGAAGCAGAACAAGAATGATCGTGGTACGCTTCATTTGTTAAAGGGTGAGAAAATTATACAAGTCGCGAAGCGACTTGAGGATCTCACCGGCGGTCATCTGCGATGAACTTAAAACTTTGTACGGACCCATGCTGCATTCTTGAGCACCGTGTTGTGTGCCATTGGTGATGTACGCTTGAGGTAACGCGCCATAATCTGGAGGCGACGGAACACTGCCAGTGGCGAGTTGCTCTTCATGGCAAAGGTCAGAGACTTGTAACGGTTCGGCACGTTGGCAGACACGGTGTACCCATATAGCTTGCCTGGTGAGAGGGGTGGGAGTGTATACGGACCCTTGCCTGGAAGACCGCGATTTCTGATGCGCACGGAATTGACGCGGACGGTGCCACCTGAAATGTGACGCGTGTAAGCGCGGTGATTCGCACTGGCTGGGACGCGGATCGTCCGTGGCTTGCGGTGGAACGTGTACGCGCGACGAAGAATGGTTGGCATTGTTACTATTAGCCAGATAAAAATTCCTTTCCACATGTCCGTCGAACAAGGTGCACGCACCTTGTCTTAAAAAAACAGCCGCACGGTACTGTAAATGAAGTATGTCGTCGGTGATTTCGAGTCTACGGCTCAAAAGATTATACACTCAATCAGCTTCGCCCCTGTGAACGTCACTGAGAAGAAGACGTGGGTATCACACGGACGCAGTAAAAGTCCAGAGTACCGCAAGAACCGGTCTGTGACGCACGGTGAGCTGCGAACCATATTCATCAAAGAGGCGCTCGACGAACCGCTCATCGCTGAAAACGAACGCGTTCAAGCAAAGCTCGGTCGGACAATCATTCACGGACAAGAGGCGGTTGTGCTTCCTTTTCGTGACGCCATCTGTGAGTTTCTGCACTGTGTGTGGGAGCAAGGGGATGGCAACTGGCTCGCACACGCGATGGATAATGAACTGGAAATTCTGCAAGTGACGGACANACACTTCAAGACGGGTCTGTTTCCGAAACCACTNCGGGCGTTCCCTGATTGNTGTACGATTCCCGGGTGGTCGAAGATCGCCAAGGTGTGCACGCAGCACGTGCTCACGACACGGTGTCCCGACTTTTTCAAAAAGTACGAGGCGTGGATGACGATGAATGGCTGGACACCGGCAAAGTTTTCGTCTCGTCTTGAGGATTTTGTTCGGTTTGTTCGGGATGACCGGGACTACTCTCAGAAGCACATTGCTCCATGTGACGTGATTGATCTGTGTGAGGTACTTGCGGCGGCGAATCCTCCCCTGGATGGCAAATCGTACATGATTTCGACACCTGTGTACGTGTGGAGTGGTATCCAAACGAAAACATCTTCAGTTTCGCCTCTGTAGAAACCCCAAAATCAAACATTTCAATCTTAGACATGTCGATATTGATGAATGGATAATTGTACCTTGAACGCAGACGCATCATCGTATACAAAATGCTGGCAATGTATGATTTCAGACTACCTGTGTCGTACTCGGGGGTTTCAGACCACATAGTCCGCATCCCCTTGACATCAGTAGAGCCTACGAAAACTCCACAGGGTGTATCCTCCATTGTACCACCGTCAATATATTTCCTTCCCTGGTGCTCGACGGTCGCAAACAGAAAAGGTACTGCGATGGTCATGCACAAAGCATCCACCACAGACATGTTCGGCGTTGACTCGACAGAAAAGTATTCGGTACGTCCCAGATTGACACAATAAGCGCTAATATGGATCTTAGGCATTGTCGGGCGAAGGTCTTGGAGTTCACGGAACGTCAGATCTTCTCTACTGAAAAAGACGCGGATAATATCGACCATGACGTTTCGAATCTTTCTTTGACTGACGAGTCCAAAGTTTTTCATAAACTGACGGATGTTGGGTTTCATGATATCCTTTATCGGGATGTTCAACGAGTAGTCGATGATGGTTTTGATGTTGCCTTCGGCGACGACATAGAAAAAGGCGAGGAGCCCACCGGCACTCGCTCCTGAAATTGCTTCGAGATTGTCTAGTTCGTGACAATCTCGAAGGGCGCCCATCGCGCCAAGAAATGCAAAGTAGGCCATCGCACCAGGACCAATTGCAAGATGTTTCATTAATGTGTCAGTGACTGTTTACTTTAGGCTCAGCATATAAAGTGTCGAACGTACCAGAGCTGTAATTTCATCCTGAATGTTCTTCAAGTACGAGTCTCGTGGAAGGCGCATGCGACGAATCTGTGTCAGAAGCGAGCGGAAATACAGTTTCGGGTTGCGGGCAATTGTGCGGCGGCCGATAATGATGCGGCGAAAGCGACCATACTTACCCATGTANGCCTCGGCGTAACTGTCAAACAAAGGNACTATACCTTCATAGTANGCCTGGAGCGCCTTGTGCTGTGCAAACGAATTCGTCGTCAAGTGGAAAGCGTGCGCCTGAGTACGGGAATTCATAAGAAGACCGACGTACTTCTGACCGTTCATTTAATAGTAGGCGGCGAAATTCTTACGCAGGAAGGAGAAGACAAGTGCAAACACCAGCGTGTGCACGCCCACCGCCAGAAGGGAGGACTGACCAGACATAAAGACACCCTTGTTGGAAGGTGGGATGGTCAGCAGCACGCCTGGGGTCAGCAGCACGAAGAGGATGGCGGGCACGATCATGTCAGCTGGGCGCAGAGACACCTTGAGCACAAACTTAGCAATCAGGTAGTAGACCAGGGACAGAACCAGGGCGTGCACCAGCACTGGGCTGGGACCCACGCGCAGGAGCAGACCCGGGCTGAGCAGGGCGAACAGGATGGCGGGGGTCAGAATCTTAGGTCCGGTAATATCCATGATAGCAGATACTATCTAGCGAGAAAATTGTCGGACAAACTCGGCAAAATTATGGAATGAAGCATTGTTCAATAACGTGCTGTTGAGGTTGTTGTCTTCGATGTACTGGCGAAGGGACATCCACATGTTGAGGACATCCTCTGAGTGCCAATCATGCCAGTCCTGAGGACCAAGCACGAGATCGCGGTCCTCCTGCTCGTCATATGTCTCATCCATGTCGTTGCCACCAAAGAGAGCGTCATCGCGGTACTCGTTGTTGATACCCATTGTTTCTACTTGTTCTTCTTGAGGCTCGTCTCCTTAGGTAGGAAGCACGCCTCTTGTCCGTGTCCGCTGCGCGGCGGTGTCATGTGTGACACCTGTTTAGGTTGTTTTCTTGACGGTGATTGTGTTGCGCTCCTTGATTGGTGCATGATCCACGATAATCTGATAGACACGCTCGACCGTCGTCTCATCGCCACCAAAGTAGGTCCGCAGACCTGCCAGAATGACCAGCTTCGTGATGCTGCCACGGGACTCCTTGGTGTGCAGCGAAACCTTCTCCTGGTTCACCTTGACCGTGTCGACGTCCTGTGTCTCCTTAATCTCCTTCATGTGGTCCTGGACCTGCGCCCGGAGCTCCTTCTCACGCTTGTTCAGCACAGACATGTCTTTCCTCGCAGCAGCAAGCTGGTGCTTCAAGGAGAGCCATTCGGTCATAATGGATTTAAACTCGTCCATTTGGTAGTTAAAGGTGTTTATTTTTTAAGTGCTCTTCGTCCCAAGTCGCTTTGCGACTTGTTCCGTGCCCAAGTCGCTGTCTACTTCTCGTAGCTGTTCTCAATCTCAAACTTGGGGCGCATTGTGTCGGGAGGAATGGTGGACAGGTTAAAGATGCTCACTGCATCACGGGGGTTGGCTGGCTCGGAGCGGAAGTCGCGGTTGGCGTTACGCAGGTTGCCGCCGATCGTCTCGGGGAAACCAATCTGGGCACGTGGGTCCAGGAAGTTCTGACCAGACAGGATGGCGTCTGGAGAAAACTGACCGAAATCCTCGGTCGTCACCACCTCCTTGGGAATCAGACCTACATTGGTGTTGTCGTACACTGGCATGTCAACGGTCCGCATCATGGAACCGCTGCCAACCTCGAAGGGGGCTGGGTCATCCACTGACATGAATGTGCCACCTGGAGCAGAGATGTGTGCACCACCCTGCGTGATACGAGCACCATCACCGGCTGGACCAGCATCTTGGGCGGAAGCGCCGACTGGGTCGCTTCCGGTTGGGATATAGCCGCTACGCTGAGGATAAAATACCATCATGGCAATCAGGAACAGAAGAATCAAAATCGCCAGACCTTTGCCGTCCATGTTATAGTAGTATACGACTTTTTTTTTCAGTCCAGGTAATCCGTCGGGTCATCCTCCTCCGCCTCTGGCTCTGGCTCGTCTGCAAATTGGAACTCGACTGGGTACCCCTTCGTCTTTGGCTTTTGTGCCACCCGCTGACGAACCTGGACGACGCGCCAAATGGGACCGAAGGATCGCTTGAGGAACCAGAGACCAGCCAGCTCAAACAGGAAATCACACGCTCCTGAAATCTCCTCAACGGGGTTCTTCTGAGCNTCAAAGAATGTCGTCACCACCTTGCCCTTGATGGAAGCCAGTGTGGCTGAGAGCTCACCGTCAGCAGACAGGCTGGCCTGGTACGCAGAACGAATTGTCTCGGTCGAGACATCCTTGCCAAACCACTCGAGCTTGCTCACCTCCGCCTGACTCAGAAGCTCGTTATCAATATTCTCAAACAAAGTTTT